TGTAATAGTTAAAGTTAATACGTTAGACGGATTATATCTAGGTATTATCTTTATTGTATGTATACTTAAATTTGGATCGACTATCATAAAACAAGCGTGTATATTATTAAGACGTAAAAATGTCCTTTTTTGTTTCTATAAAGCAAAAAAAAAGCCTCACAAATTAATGTAAGGCTTTTTAAGAGAATAAAACTAAATTAAGCTACTACCGCTAAAAACGAGGTTTGTGTTGCCGAATCTAAGAAAGGCGCCAAATCTTTAGTTGTTGCGACTCCAGTTAAAGTATACATATTGCCGTCCGTTTTAGCGCCACCCGTCGAAGCTACGACTGTAAAGTCGATACCGTCGTCAAGTCCTAAAGCTATATAGTTGCCGTTTCTGTCTACTACTACCGCCGACGGATACCCTGCCGCTAATAGATTAAACTCAGCATTTGTCGCTGCGTCCATAGCTTTTAAAACGGTTGTAAGCGTCTGAGTATTTACTCTACTGCTTGTATTTCTGTCTCCTACCATAGACTGCTCTAGTGTATTGCCGTCTCCCTCTAAAGGATAAGCATACGCCGCCGTTAAAGCTGCATTCATTGCTGTAGCCTCTCCGTTCAAAACAGTAAAAGCATCTGGTAGGCTGTTAAAGAGGTATAGCGTAGACTGACCGCCTAGACCGTCTTTACACACTTTAGCTCTCCCCGATGTAATTAAACACGCCATAAGTTGTTGATTTTTAGATAGTTAACCAATTAGTTAACTGTTATATATTATTTTAAAAAAGGGGAGGCGGTTAAACCTCCCCCATTGCATTATTATGCTATAGTAGTAAGTAACCAAACTATCTCAGTACCATAAGAGTACCCAACAGCTCCACCAAATACAGACTTGTATAAAACGTTTCCGCTCAAATCTACCTCGTCAAGGTCTTTCACTCTAATAGAGGTAGCGTCTGAGGCTAATCCTGTACCCATAGTGATGTTAGACTTCTCGAATAATACGAGAGTATTGTTTGGCAAGGCATTTACAACTTGCACAGAGTAACGTCCGTAAACCATTCCTGTGTTAGCGTCTCCTCCTAGTCCGTTAGCCGCTCCGTTTTGGATAAGCAACTTCATGTAAGCATCTGCAACGTCTGGAGATACAATAAAGTTAACCGCTTTACGTCTTAGCGCGTAAGGTAATGCTGCCGTAGCTGCGTCAAATACCGCTAGTACGTTAGTTGTTGTTACAGCCGCACCGATTGCAGTAATTCCTCCGTTTGCTTGAATAACGTCTCCGTCTGCTAAAAACTGAGTAATTAAACCGCTCATAGTTCCTGCCGTTCCTGCTCCGTTCCAGATTTGGTCTTCAAACCATTCCGCTAGTCTAGCTGAGGTATCCGCTACAATTGCGTCTGCAATTTCTTGAGGCGTTTGATCGTTAAAAGCTGACGCACCCATAGACTCGCCGCTCCACGTTGGGCGGAAATCTTCTTTACAGATTGTAAACTCATTTTTAAACTTTGAAAGTGTTAGTACTTTCTCAGCGTAAGCTACAGCTCCTGTTGCAGGCGTAGTACCACAAGCGTAGTCTACTACCCCTAGAGTAACGTCTAAGTTTCTTAAATTTAATTTGTATCCTACGTTAGGTACAACGTTAATAAGACCAAGTCTTAAAGTATCCTCTTCCTTAATTGCTTTTAGCATTATGTCCACCGCTGGGATTCCTGCATAATTTGATGTAATTGCCATTTATTATCTATTTTAAATTAATTAATTTACTTGTTTTGGTTTGCTTGTTTAATAGCCTCAAGGATTCGCCCTTGCTTTGTTAAAGAGACTTGCTTTGGTTGTGAGCTAATAGGCTTTACTGACGGCTGCGCCGAAAGTTTAACAACTTGCTTTTTTAGCTCTACGTTTTTAGACGTTAAAGTTTCTAGTTTAGTATCTAAAGCGCTCATTTTAATCTCCATACTCTCAGCGTAAGCCTTAAACATATCGTCTAAAATCTCTTTAATTACTTTCATAGACTCCTCGTCTGCGTTTACTTCCTCGATTACTTCGTCCTCTTCGGCAAGCTCTGCGTCTGGAGCTACCTCTTCGACTACCTCCTCGTCTACTACTTCCTCTCCCTCAGTCATGGATTCTACTAGTCCGTCTTTTACAACTATCTCGCCTGCGTCGTCGATTTTATACGTTCCGTCTGCAAGTTGTACTTTCTCATCGTCGTCTGCAATTAAAAATACAGGCGTTCCAACCTCTAAAGTTTCGCCGTCGAATTGGATATCTAGCTCGCCAGATTTTACACTTCCTAGAGTTACCTCTACCTCCTGCTCTGCTCCAGATACTATCTGTTTTAGCAAGGCAAGGATATTCTTGTTACTTTTACTCATTTGTATATTTGATTTAAAATTTACTTCCTCAAGCTCTACCATTCCGTCAATAGAGAATCCTTTTAATTCGCCCGTCTTAATATAGTTATTCCAAATGTCGTCGTTGTCTACTTTCATAGAAACAAGCCAAGAGCCAACAGGATAACTAAGTCCGTAGGCTGCTGATTTATCTTTCTTTGGATCGGCTACTAACCACGACTCTACAAACGTAACATTTTCGATAGTCTCGTCATGTTCTAGTTTAGAGTTTAATTGAAATCCAGACTGAAAAAAGTTTTGAGAAAAATCTTTTATAGTTTCTGCGCTAAAAAACATCTCAAACTCGTTGCCGTCCTCGTCTACTCTGTAGATTAATTGTTCTGGTTGTAATACTAACCCCATTAAAATACGCTGCTCCTCGTCTACTTTCGCAAACTTTACTATCTTATCTTGTTTAGCCATTGCGATATAATGCTCGCCTGTGGCAGGAGCGCTTACTAAACTAATTGCAAAGACTCCTTTGCTCTTTTTATTGTATTTCCCCTCGTATCTTTTCATAGGCTATATTATATAGACGTATTTATAGGCGTTTTTGTTTCACTATTTGTTAAAATCCACTTGAGTCAACTGCATTGCGGTCGGCGCTTTGAGCTGTGGTAACGTCGCCAGAAATTACTATCGCCTTAATTGCGGTATCTTGGTTTGTTATGCTGTCTTGTATTGCGTTGCTTTCCGTTCCCTCTACTAAATTAAAGGCAGGAGCGGTTGCTCCTCCTCCTGCTGCTGCGTCTCCTCCTGCGGGCGCTCCGCCCTCGCCTAAAGCCGCTAGTCCTTTCGCTGTAGCCGCTACCGTTGCAGCAACCCCTAAAGCTGTGGATATATTATTAAAAGCTATTACAGGCGCAGCAGACGCTCCCGAACTAGCAACCGCTTGAGGCGTTGCTAAAGCTGCGATATTTGCTGTATTATTTGCTATAATCATTTTTGCTATTCCTATTCCAGACTCGCCAATTAATGCCGTAGCTTGTAGCGCTTTGTTATCTTCTCCTAGTTGACCTAGTAAAGAAAATGCCTGCCCTGCTACTTTAAGACCTTGCTCTTGTATCGCAACTTTCGCGGCTGCAACTTTTTTCTCCTCCGCTATCTTTTTATCCGATATAATTTTTGCGTCTGCTATTACTTTATCGTCGATTTTCTTTTGCTCTGCTGCGTCTTTTTCTGCGTTCTTAGTTTTTAATTCTAGCAGTCTCTCGTCAAAAGATTTTTGCAACTCAATTTTTGCCTCGTTATCGTCTCCTGCTAGCTTTAGTAATTCGGCTAATTGTTCTTTTAACTTTTCTCTCTCAAGCTTTCTTTTTTCTTCTTTTGTGTTTGCCGTAAACGCCTCTATTTTTTTTGCGTCTGCTGCTGCCTTTGCCTCTAATGCTTTTTGGTCGGCTGCTGCCTCCTTGTTAGCTGCTGAAATTTGCGAGGTTACTAGTTTTTGTTTTGTTAATTTTGCTCCCTGTAAATCAATTAATTTTGCTGTAAGCCTTGCCTCTTCGTCTAAGTCGTCCTTTGTAGACAATCCTAGAGCGTTTTCTGCTTTTTTTGCCTTTAGTCTTAATTGTGCGGCAGATATTTCTTTTTCAGTTATAGCGTCCTCAATTTTTCCTGCCTCTGTTAAAAACTCAATCCTTTCTTTTGCTGTGAATTTTTCTTTATTTGCTGCTTTGTCTAATAATTCCGCTCTCTTTCTGTTAGCCTCTGCCCTGTCAATTATTAAAGCTCTGTCTACTTTGTCTGCCTTTGCTCTTATATCTGCTATCTGTCCTGCTATCTTAGCCTCTTCCTTCATTTCTGTTACTATGCTCTTAACACCCTTAGCAACTGCTTCTGCGGTAATAACTAGAGGATTCAAACCTCTGTTAAGCTGAACAACTCCATCTTTAGCGTCTTTAAAAGCTCCCTTAAAGTCTCCCGAGAATGCTTTTTTAATTGCACTACCTAATAAACCTAATCCCTCTGTGACTTTTGTAATCTTATCTGTTACAAATTCCTTGATTGACTTGCTAAAATCCTTAAAAACCTCCTTTGGTTTTGTAAATACATCTATAATTAAGCCACCCAAAGCAGCTAATCCGTCCATTAATACACCCGTAACAGCTCCAATTGCTGCCATAGCCTTAGCAAATTTGTTTTGACCTTCTTCACTTCTTGTAAATGCTGCCCTTAATGACGCTAATATCACTATAACAAGACCAATCCCTGTAGCCATCATAGCCACTTTTACAGATTTTAAACTAACTATAACAGCTTGTAGCTTGGTTTTTAGCGCAGACATACCCCCTGCGGCAGCTCCTACAGTACCACCCAAAGCGGTTAAACTGGTAGCCGCTGAGGTCGAGGCTGTTGCGACTCCACCCATTGCAACTCCTGTTTTTGCTGTTGATGCTGAAAGCGAATTGTTACTTTTACTAGCGTTGCTATTTGCCTTGTCTAGTTTTTTTGTTGAATCTGTAACGTTATCTATACTTTTCTCAGCTCCCGACGAGTCAACGGTTAATTTTACTTTTATCTCTTTCATTATCTTTTTGCTTTTATAGTACGTTTAATTTTTCTTTTTAGTCCACTCCATGAAACTACAATTTGCCTCTTGCCCTTTGCTATCTCTACGCAGTCGCCTGCGCCGTAAAAATCTCCTCGTCTTAGTATGTCGATTACCTCTGTAATGTCGTTACTCATTTTGTAAAATTATTATATCTGTTGTTATTGAATCTTTTACATACCTTATCGTCATGTTTCTAGTCGTAATGCTCGGACTCATTCCGTCAATGCTTATGCCTGCTAAATTGTTATCCGATCCGACTACTGACGTACTAACCCAAGTCGTGCCAAAACCCTCGTCAATTTTTGTAATAGTATAGCCGTCTATACCCTCCACGTTAAAAACTAAGTTTGTAAGGTATTTCCCTACAGTTACAGTCGACGGAATATATACCTTATTTTTTAGGGTAGTATCAAAGCCGTTAATTAGCTCTAACTTGGTTAAGCCGTTTAAGAGGTTGTAAGAGTATTTATTTATCCTGTAGTCTATTCCATTGATTGCGATTACATCGTTTAAATCTAGCCTTGTAACTATTTGTATAGGCAAGTTTGCAACGTACTTAAACGTCCTACGCTTTAACTCAAATATTGCGGTTACATAATCTTTGTAATGTATACTATATAAATTATTGACTAAGCTCTCGCCTGTAAAGTTACTCGCCTCTGCCTCAAATATATTTGAGTACATAGGATTTTCAACTCCAAAATGATGTATAGGAGAGTTTAGCTCCGCGTTTAAAACAACGTCCGCCGCTAGGTCGTTAACAAAACGTATAGGAGTGCTAGATATATCCTGTCTAGTTACGTAATGCAAGACCGCCTTTGGTACAACTGGGTTTAAGTTATCGTCTAGTATTACACCCGTCTGTATATTTGTGTTTGACTCTGTTGCCGCAGAGTTTTGGTCTGTTAATTTTTCAAAATATATTTGCTCAAATGGCAGCTTTACCTCTAGCGTATCGCCGTCTATTAATTTTTTTGGTGTTGTAGTTTCGTATATATTTACAAGCGATGCTCCGTAACCTTGCCCGTCCGACGCTTGCTTTTGGAATTCTATATTCATAATAGTACTTGGCTTCTCAAACTCAAACGATATTCGTTTTAAAAGCTCGCCTCTGTCAACGTCAAACTTTGCAAAATCAATATACCTTGTTGCGTCGTATCTTTTGCCTTGAACGTAGTAAGAATCCAAAGTATTAATATATATGCTGCCGTCGTCTTTTGGAATCGCTACAAGTTTGAACATATTAAAAATGCCCTTGAGAAAGTCAACGATTTTTAACTCTGGCATTTCGTCGCCTATTATTACATTATTAACTAAAGTTTGCGTTCCTGTGGTTGTATCTGAGGGAGTGATTATACCAGCAACATATTTAATAACCTTAACACTTGACGTAAACTCTATTTTTGCGTTACTCTTTACGTGCCAAGTAAAATTAAAAACAGTCGTACCGCTAGGCGACCCCAAGGCGGTAAATATTGATACAACGCCGTCTCCGTTTGCCCATTGCTCACTATCCCACGAGTAAAGCTCTTCCCCTGTATATGCGTATTTAACTATAAAAGTATAGGGTACATTTTCGTAACCAGCCGCAGGAGTTATTTTGTTTTCTATTAGAAATCGTTGCCTCGATGCTCCTGTCCTTATAGTTGTAAAAGTTCCTATATTATCACTTAAATTTATATAAGTTCCAGAGCCTACCGTAAAGTCTACAATATCCTCGCCGCCTCCTATCGCCTCTCTATCGCTTGCCTTGAGCCATAGGTATTGCTCTGCAAACTCTGTAGTACTAAAGAAATCCCTAGAGAATACAATAGGACTCTCATAGGTCGCGGCGTTGTATCTTGCCTCGATTGCCTCAATTATTTTCGATAGCCTTACGCTAGGTCTTAGGTCGCTCCATACTACGCCCGTCGCGTTTGCAGTATTTGCTCCGTTTGCTATATTTATAGTGGTTGCGTTTATGTCGGGGGCTGCCGTATCTGAGTTATAAAAATAACGCTTGTTAGCCATTAAAGTATATACAATATCCTTGTTTAGTATACCATTTTGCAATCCGTTTTTTACGTTGTCGCTTGACCACTCGTGGTCTAGCGTTGGGAATGCTAAATCGCTTAACATATCCTCGCCTATTGTATCCGAGATGTTAGGTAGATTACCAAAGAAATTAATTGTATAACTCTCAAGCCTACCCTTTACTATATTACATTTGTTAAGCCTAAACGTTCCTAGCTTGAAAGGTACGCCGTCAATATCTATACTACCCTCTACCTTACTCCTAGCATC